TCCCGGGCCAGCAAGCCTGCTGGTGTGTATGTAGGTTGCATTTGTCGAGAGTCTACTGCTGAAAGCCCACGTGGCGATTTTAGGTTGAAAACCTCAACACCATCGGGGAAACCTACCTAGTTTGACCGAGCCAGCAAACCTGCCAGCCACCAATAATGGCATAGTGCTAGGCGTCAAGTCGGTGTGGCGAAAGCCTCAAAGGGATTGCACGTGCCGATGGTAAACGAGATTAGTGCAAGCGTTCCTAGCATGGCTGGTAGGAGCCTGAGCCGAATGGGTAAATGGTGGTTGGCTACCTTCTGGTAAAACTGGGGGATATTGGAGTTAATTGCGGACTTAAAGCCAACTTAGAGATGTCCGCCCAGTAAGTCCAGCGTGAAAGGAGGCTCAGGCAAGGGGCTGGGGTATGAAGTAAACGATTGGCTATCAGGCAGGAGTTGAACCTGCCCCAGTCCCTGAGAAAATCTGACTGATGAGGCAAAGGAGGTAACTGATGGAACTGAGGGAGAAGATAGTCAACAAGGTGGGGGACATACTTCATGACCACGCCTATTATCGCAGGGGGGAATACGAGCAAACAGTGGAACTAATACAGAAGTCTCAGGTTATTGCCGACAAAATCCTTGCCCTCATCAAAGAAGCGGGCTACGTCAAGCTAGCAGATAATCAGAGCTTGCCTGATAATCCCTATCCCAGAATGTCTCAATGTGCCGATGAAGATGGTGCTATCCAGACTTTCACAAATCCAGACTGGATGAAGTTTCACATGGCGGAGGATGCTATGCTCAAAGCAGGCTTCAGGAGGGTAGAGTTATGAACATCTCCACTGGTGATTTAGTGGCCGTAGTAATCATATCTATTACAGTCGGCTGGTGGATAGGTTTCTATTTACATGCCTACTTGACTAGGGAGGATAAATAATGAACCAAGACGAACTAATTGAGAAGTGCAGGCTGACGGAGGGGGAAATAGAGGGAGAAATTTTCAGGGGCATCCCTAGGCCTAGGCTCCCGATGACGTGGTTTAAGTATGTAGCCGAAGCCCAACTCCGCAAAGCCATCCCCATAATCCTTGCCCTCATAGAGCAGGAGTATGAGCCAGTGGAGCTTGAGGTATTAGGTAAGCCCAGCAAAATAATTTGCCTTTGTGGTTCCACTCGCTTTACTCCTGAAATGTTAGTAATACAATGGAACTTAACCAAACAAGGACATATTGTTTTATCTTGGTGTGCTTTACCAGATAATTATGTTCTTGGCGAGGATAAGGCACACATTGGTGACAGGGAAGGTGTTAAGGAAGTAGTTGACGAGGTTCATAAAAGGAAGATTGACCTTTGCGATGAGGTTTTTATTATTAACATTGGTGGTTATATCGGGAATTCAACCACTAGCGAAATTAAATATGCCATAGCTCAAGGCAAACCAGTGAAGTATCTCGAACCAGAATGGGATTATACAATCAACAAAGGCATTTCCCAAGCCACCATCGCCAAGAACCAGAAGGGGCAGTTATACAGGAGGAGAGGTTAATGCTTGAATGGTTTAAATGCCCAGACGGTAAAATAGTTCCAGTTAAAGATTGCCTCCAGGAGTGTAGGATGGAAGAACGCTGTTTGACGTTGCCTACACTCCTGCTCATCTCTGAGGAACGGGAGTGGAATGGAGTAGCCTCCACCACGCAACTCCTCAATGGTACTATGTATGAATTTCTCAAACTGACCCAGCCCTACGTGGTAGACCCTGACAAGCGTGCATTTATGCTGGCGGGAACCAAGCACCATGCTGGGCTGGAGGAATTTGCCAATAAGCTAGGATTGCCGGCAGAGGTAGCCCTTAACATTGATAGGGATATATTTGACCTGCTTGAGGAGGAGGACGGAGGACTTGTCCTCAGTGATTATAAACTTTGGGGCAGCTTTAAGGTTGCCAAAGCCCTAGGCATAGTTGAGGTAGGAAAACAGCCAGACCCATCTGGAGCGGTTTATAAGACCTCAGGCAAGTGGGGTAAGGCTGGTAGTCCTAAAATGGTTTCAGTGTTCCAAGCTATGCCACAAAAGGCTGATAACTGGGAAGCTGAGTACCAACAAAACAATTACTGTAATAAGCTAGAAGATGTTGGCGTTAAACTAAAAAGGATGCAGCTTCAAGTTACAGTCAGAGATGGTGGAACATCCATAGCATACAGTAGAGGCATAATGAAAAACATTTGCCGTATTCCTATACCAAGGTTGGATAGGGGTATGATTGAGGAATATTTTGCTCGTAAGGAAAAAGCCTTACTAACTGCTCTGGAGCGGGGTAGCTGGGATGAACCCTGTAATGAGAAGGAATGTTGGGATGGAGCTAGATGCAGAGACTGTGAAGTGGCCAGGAACTGTCCCAAAGGTATTCTATACCAGCAGGAGGATAGCTAATGAAATCAGATATGCATAGGAAAAGGCATGAGCTGCTGCATCCAGACAAGTTAGTGGCTGACTTTATAGCTCGTACAGGTAAACTATCTGGCAAAACTACTGTATATGGGTTAATGATTTGGTCTCGTGAACAGACTGTTACCAGATAAGGAGTAGCTAATGGGTTACATTAGGGATGGTGAATTCATCCAATCGCAGGATTGGAAGGGCAAGCTAATGAGGGAGATAGAGGAAGAGACCAAAAGGGTTTATGAGTACCGCTATGGCAACCGTGACCCAGCTACATTATCCACCAAGGAACTAGAGGCTGTCAGCCATGAAGCCCAGGTCAGAGTCCAAGATAGAAGGAGAGGAAGGTTAATACCATGACTGAGGAGAGGTATTTTACTATTGAGGACTTAGCTTACCTGGCTGGTATTATAGATGGTGAGGGATGTATTGCAGTGTCAAAGCAATGGAGGAATAATAGGTGGCAATACAGGCTACAGCTATCCATTACCTCAACTAGCGAAATACTGAAGGATTGGTTAGAGACCACATTTGGTGGGTTTGTATGGTCAACAAATCCTAGGTCATCTAACAGGTCTACCATGCTACATTGGACAGCATCGGGAAACAGATGCCAGCAACTACTCAAAATGGTATTACCATATCTAAAGGTTAAGAAACCACAGGCAGAGTTGGCCTTATTAATGAATTTCAATCCATATGGAGGAGCCTCCAGGTGGTACTCAACATATACGGAGGAAGAGGAATTATTAAGAGAGAAGGTAAGGTTAGCAATCCATGATTGTAACTCAAGCGGTGGTAATAAAGGAAGCTACCATTGGGACAAAATCTCAGCAGGAGGTCAGTCATGATTTTTTCAGCATATGGAGAGGATAAAACAGCAAAGAGTACCTTAGCACTCAGTTTTCCCAAACCACTGGCCTACATGGAATTAGATATTGGTGGCTTTGCCAGAGCTAATAGGAACCTACCGCACCTGCCAATAGCTGACTGGACAGAGCAAGGTTTGATAAAGCTGGAGCAGTATATCATACCCTTCCAAATAGGCCAATTGGATGCCATTAACAACACCATTAGACCTAGCAAAATCATTGTAGGTATGAAGGAGCTATTCTACCAATTTGCTGGTAAGTTCATTAAGCATTTGGATGAGGATGTAGCTACCATAGTAGTGGATACAGGTACCCTGCTATATGAGCTTACATGCCAGGGCTACCTGCAAGAAAAGCAGGAGGCACAACTGGATGCTAATGGTAACCTGAAACCAGGTGAGAAATCCCTCAGGTCATCACTAACTCCATTGGAATACAGGGAGCCTTACACCCGCATGAGAGGCTTTATTTATAATGCCAAGGCTAGAGGTAAGCATTTGGTATTAACCCACCATGCTACAGATGAATATGCTCCTCAACCACAGCGGGACGGAACCATAGCAGAGGTCAGGACTGGTAAAAGGGTAAGGCACGGTTGGTCCCAACTCGGTGATAGTGCTGATGTGATGGTGCATACCTACTGGGATAGTGCCAAAGCCAAGCCATTCTGTAAAGTGGAATTGGCCGAGGTCAAACAGTTAGAAGGCATGGTGTTTGAGGAGCCTACCTTTGAGAAGATTGATAAGGCTATTAAGATGATTAAAGGAGTACAATGAGTTATAGGAATACAGCCGTACCAATAGAATGTAAACATTGTGGTAAAGAGTTTATACCTAACAGGCCAGACCAGGTTTATTGCTCCAAGAGTTGCCGCCTGGCTAAGTATATCAAAAGTAAGCCATATCCTGAAAAAGTTTGTCCATTATGCAATTCTACATTTATACAAACCCATGCTAGGCAAATATACTGCTCCAAGGAATGTTACAACAGGCACAGGTCAGCATTGTACTTTCCAAGCAGAATAAGACCAGTTATTATGGAAGCCATAATGGAAAGGGATAACTACCAATGCCAAGATTGTGGTGCAACTATACCAAAAGACAGGGACAAGAACAATCATGGTTATTTACATCATATAGTTCCATTATTGCAGGGTGGTAAAGATGAGCCTGCAAATATCGTTCTGCTATGCTCTAGCTGTCATAGCAAACGTCATAAGCGTATTCAAGAGACGTCTGAACGTCTAAATAAAGCGTCTGTGAATGTTAATGAATAGTAGACACTTATGAGAATAATAGAGAAAGGTAACAGGTAATGACAATATTGCTGGATACTTTTGAACCTGAACAAATTGAACACCTGGTAGCCCAATCAGTCCCAGTTAGCAGGTTGGGATTAAACTCCAAAGGATTTGCTGACTACCTGTGGTATGGCTTTGATGGTCACAGAATACAGGTAGAAAGGAAGCAGACTGATGAAGTGCTGGGTGGTATGGATAAAGTAGAGGAGCAGCTAAGGCGGGAATTATCCAATGGTGTGGAGGAAAGTATCCTGCTGATAGAGGGTGTATGTGAGCCAGTATTTGGATTAAAAATAGCCACGCAGACTTGGAGGAGGGCTAAGGATAAAAACATACTGGTGCCTGGTAGGGTTTATAACTGTAGCTATACTGGCTACAAGGCATGGCAAAACCAGCTAGATAAGGCTGGGATAACTGTGGTAGAGACCTTTGATTATAGTGCTACTGCCATGACGT